TGCTAATAAAGATAAATCTGTAAGAGATATGGCAAAATTATATGCTTATTATAAAGATAATACTAAAAATATATATCCGTGTAAAAAATTATTGTGTAGAACTGATTGCTGTAATAAATGTAAAGCTGAGGATATATTAGAAATAGGGTATAATATTGATTTAAATAAATTTGAGTTTTTACAAGTTTATATAATAGAATTGTTATTTCGAAAAAATAATGGATATTGGCAATTATTGTTGCCTTGGATTATTGAATTATCTAAAAAATATCCAAAAATCGGTGCTTTATTATGTATAAAAACTGATGATTCAAAATCACTTTTTAATATTTACTATGAATTAAAATACAATATGAGTTTTGAATATAATAAAAATTATAGTGAAATATCTAAAATTTTAAAAGCAAAATTAGTGAAAAACGATTTATTTACTGAAATAAGAAAGACCGATGAATTTATAAAATTCATACCATTAACCATTAGTAAAATTAATAATAATTTTCCTATGAAAGATATAGAATTAAACGTCCAGAGTTTTTTTTGTTGGAACATGGAAATTAGTATGCCTTGGAACCCATGTGAAAAATGTATTGGTATTGATTTAAAAAATATAAAACAGTTAAATTCAAGTTCAAAACCTTATTTAGTTCCATTTATTATGCAAAATATTAAAGGTAAAACATATAAAAAACATATTTTAATTAAACACGAGGATATAAGAAAAGATAAATTAACAATGTGTATATCTAAATGGATTACCAATATCTGTAATGAAATATTTACTATTGATACATATAATGTATTTCCAATTAGTTTATCATATGGTTGGATAGAAATGATAGATGATTGTGAAACTCTATATAATATAAAACACATACATAATAAAAGTTTACATAACTATTTAATGGATATAAGCCCTCAAATATCAATAGAGAAACTAAGAGATAATTTTATTAAGACTTGTGTTGCTTCTTGTATTTTGTGTTATATATTGGGTGTTGGGGACAGACACACAGAAAATATATTAATAAATAAATACGGCGATTTAGTTCATATTGATTTTAGTTATTTATTAGGCGAAGATCCAAAAATAAATACTGAAATAAATATTACACCTGAAATGCTCGATATGTTAGGTGGTAAAAATTCTCCTACTTTCATAAAATTTAAAAATATATGTTCCGATGCTTACAAAAAAATACGAAGACGTTCTAACTTATGGTATACACTATTAACTTATTTGGTTTTTAGTGAGCCACCTATACCAAGATATTATAATAATATTGAATTAGTTAAAATTCATACAATTGAACGACTTATTCCGGGCGAATTAGATGAAGAAGGTAGAATACAAATAATGAAAATATTAGACAAATCATCCGAAAGCTGGATAAATCAAATATCAGAATATACACATAAAATAGCTAATCAATCGAAATCGGTAATTACTTCTGTAAAAAGCGCTGCTACTGGATTATTTAAAATGGATTTATAATATATGGCTGAGACGGAAGTATGGGAATGTGATGATTTAAGAAAAGAAATATTTTCATATTTAAGAAAAACACCAAAATTACATTGTATCCATTGTTATAAAGTTTTAATTTGGGATAAAAAAGTTAATGATTATATTATGATTTCTTGGATTCAAGATAGCCCAACAGTACCAACTTGTGTTGCTTGTTGGTACAATAACTATAATGGTCCTGGATGTGTTATAACATAATAATCTAATATAATAGTAATGGAAGGTTCGGTTGTGTTGGATATCGAAGAACAAGAAACTGAAAAAAAGGAACCTATCATAAAAGAAGGTAGAATAACAGAAAGTTTCGAAATTCAAATGGATGAAATTGATAAAGAGGTTGAAAAAAAATTAGAAGAAATATCAAAGAAAAATTGCGAACAATGTAATGATTCGAAGCGTGATGATGTAACACAGTGTCTACTAAAATTTTTCGCGTTTTCTTTGATGATGGGAATATTATATTTTATAGTTAATAATATAAGAAATAATTAATAATAAATATTATAAATTATTTAAATTTATCGTCTCATAGTAACAGGCTCGGTCGGATATGCAACAGGTGTAGCAGCAATTTTATTTTCTTCAACCAATAATTGTCTTTTTGCTTCTAACCATTCGTTTTTTTTATTCTTAAACATTTCTTCTAATCGACCTTTTTGAAATGGAGAGGCATCTATTATTTGTTTTTCTAGTTGTTTCCCTTCACTATTTAGTCGTGCTATTCTTCTATTTAATGCCCAAATATTAATTGGTCCATCCCCCTCACGCACTTCAATGCCAAGCGATGACCTACCATCTTGTATAATATTTCCTTCATTATCCATAACAACACCAAGTGGTGTGGGTTCAACTCTAGCTGGTTTTAAACAACCAACACAATATTCCTTTATAGTTTTACAGTTAGGAAAACAACCTCCCGATTGTTGGCTTTGAAGATAATTGATATAATTTTGAAGTGCTTGGATGTCATTATTTAATAATTCTCCAAAATTTCCACTTGGTTGAATTCCAGCTGCTATTCGTCCATTATAATCATTTTGATAAAGTTGTAATATTTCTAATATAGTATTGGGATTTTGTAATCCTATTATGGATACTGTTAAATTATGTAGAAAAATTTGTTCTATTGAATCATTTTCTACTTCAGCATTACCAACAGTTATATTAGGTGGTAAAACAAGAGGAGGTATATGTTGAGGGGAATTTTTTGGATTCATTTCACTGGTTCGTGGAGTTTTTGCACCACCTTTGCCTCTTTTTTTACGCGTTCTTCTTCCTCCTTTTTTCTTGCGCCGTTTTCCACCTTTATGTAAATTAATAGTTCTTCGTTTTTTACATTTAAATTTGCCTCTTTTATAACCCTTCCTTGTTATAACTGAATTAGTACAAATTCCAATAGCAATTCCTTCTTCTCTAAATTTTTGTTGAACTTTCTTAATACAACTACAGAATTTTTTAGCTATAATTTTATCTGCTTTTTTCTTTATATTTTCAGATTTTTTCGGAATAGATAACCCGTAGAATTTCAATATTTTTTTGTAATCTTTTGTTGAGAGTTTCATAAAATATATAAATTGTATATATTTTATAATGATTACCATTTATTTTTTTTCACACTAATTCTTGGTCCTTTAAGTCCCATGTTGGGGTCATATTCATCTTCTTCATCATCCGAAGCCAAATTTTTAGACATTTCCCAAAATTCTCTTGAACCCAATCTAAATTGTCCATGAGCGGATGCTTTATACCAAAAAATCTGATCTTCTAGTTTATTGGATTTTGCGTTATTACAAACTACTAAACATTCATAATTTTCTGTGCATTGGTCCATTACTTGACAGAAACTTTCAAATGTTGAAAACATACCGGCATAATTTTCATAAATTCTTTTTCTATTATTGATGTATGGTTCTCTAAGAATAAATGTATAGTCAATATTAGTTCTTAGATTAGGGGGAACACCAAGAGGGTACTGCATAGTAATAACAAGCATGATTTTCCAGTGTCTCCCATTCATAAATAATAAACGCATCATTTTTTCTCTTGCCCAACCATTATCATACAAACAATCATCAAGAATTACAAAAGCACGTCCATCTATATTAGTTCTACCGTATGCTTCTTTTTCTTTTTTTACTTGTTTTAAAACGATTTTTTGTCTTTTTAAAATATTTTCAATAATAGCAGTATTATATTCATCGTGAATAAATAATTTTGGAACAATTTTACCATAAAATCCATTGCCACTTTCTGTTCCAGAAATAACAGTTCCAATAGGAATGTCTTGGTGATAATAAAGCATATCTCTAACTAAAAAACTTTTACCAGTATCACGTCTTCCAATTAAAACAACAACGGGACCTGAATTCTCATTAGGGTCAAACCTAATTTTTTTCATGTCAAATTTTTTCAATTCTAAATTCATTTGATATAAGAATTCAAGATTTAAAAATATAGATATAAACTTAAAATAAGTTTAATATAACATTTTATATTATTCATAGAACGTAAATGGCCTCATTAACAAATCCATTATTTACCGTGTCTTATCAAAAAAATGATAATACAGAACTATTTAAGCAAATGGACGATACATTAAATGTATATAACACTCAAAATTATATACCAATATATGATCGTTATTTTGAGTTAAATGATACAAATAAAGATGGTATTAACTTAAATCAAAAAAATACAATAACCTCACTTGATTCCAAAATAACAGATAATTTATTTAATGTAAAAGTAAAAAATGAAAAAGAAGAACATTTAAGAAAATCTTTTTTTAAATTTAGTCCGTTATTTGATCCAGTAAAATACATGGTGGGTAAATATTCACACATAGATAAAGAAAAAATGAAAAAGCTTCCTAAATATAAAGAGACAGAAGGTTATACAAAAAAAGTTTTAGATGTAAATAATACATCATATGTTGATAGTTTTTTTTCATATTTATCAAGTAGATTATTGCATGATCATGGTTTTCTTCATGGAATAGATTTTTATGGTTCTTTTTTAGCAATTCAAGATAAACACTTTTTAAATATATTTGATGATTTAGAATATTTATATACATCTGATTATTTTCATCAAAATAAAGATGAATTATTTAAAACGGAAGATATAGATGAAGATTTACTTGAAGATGATACAAGGTCGCATAGGAAAAAAATAAAAGTAAAATCAGAAAAAATTGTTATTAAAACAGAAAAAATAGAAGATTTGGGTATAAAGGTTGAAACATTAACAGTAGAAAATTTAGAAAAACATAATAGCGAAGAAATAAAGGAGGAAGGTTTGAAATTATGCGAACATAATGTAAAAGTTAAAAGCAGTAATGAAAGTAGTGATAGTAAAAAAACAAATTCAACGTGTTCTTCAAGAAGTTCAAATACATCAAAGAATAGTGGAAGTGAAGGTAGTGAAGATGAATATAGTGGCTCAGAATTAGAAAGTTGTAGTAATTCTGATATATCCGGTTATTCAAGTTCTGCTTCAGAATATATTAAAGCCGAAGTTTTTGATTTTCCAGTTCAAATCATTTGCTTGGAAGGATTAACAAATACATTAGATTCATTATTAGAAGTAGAAGATGAAGATGATGAAATGGACACATTAGAGTGGAATTCTTGTTTATTTCAAATAATTATTAGTTTGATAGTTTATCAAAAAACATTTAATTTCACACATAATGATTTACATACAAACAATATTATGTATGTTGAAACTGATAGACAATATTTGTATTATAAATTAAATGGATTACATTATAAAGTACCTACATTTGGAAAAATATTTAAGATAATAGATTTTGGTAGAGCTATTTATAAGCATTCAAATAAAACATTTTGTTGTGATAGTTTTTCACCAAAAGGAGATGCTTCTTCTCAATATAATTGCGAACCTTATTTTAATCCAAATAAACCAAGATTAGAACCTAATAAAAGTTTTGATTTATGTAGATTAGCTTGTTCTTTATTTGATTATTTCTTTGATGATATTGAAGAAGTTAAGCATGAAAAAGACTTTATTGCTTTGTTAATAGCAGAATGGTGTAGAGATGATAAAGGAAGGAATATGTTATATAAAAATAATGGTGAAGAAAGATATCCAGATTTTAAATTATACAAAATGATTGCTCGTTCAGTTCATAACCACAATCCTGAAGATGTAATAAAGCATTCTTTATTTGAAAAGTATATAACTACAAGTAAAAAATTAAAGAAAGTTAAAAAAGATAAGATATTGAATGTGGATGAATTACCAAGATATTATTAATTGAATTAATTAATTAAAATATATTAGTTTTAATTAATATAATGAATATACTTAATAATGAAAATGAAGATCCTCAATTGGTTCTTTTAAGTGAAAAAAATAAAGATGAATTTTTAGTTTGGTGTTTAACCAAATTATGGGAAGACAACTTAAAAATTAATGATGAATTTTTAAATTACTATATGGAATTAAAGATGAAAGAATGGATAGAACAATACCATCCTTGGTTATATTGTTATACTTGTATAAAGGATGAATTTAATTCACAAAAAAAAGAAGAAGAAAAGGAAAGAAAAAGAAAAGAGCTTGAAAAAAAGAGACAAGAAAAAGAAAAAATGCGACCAACTGACATAAATAAACGCAGGGAACTGTTTGCTAAGAAATTTGAAACTAAGTTTAATAATAGTAAGTTCAAAAAGATTGGTAAATAATTATTTATATTTTTCTAACATAAGTTTCATAAGAACAATTTCTCTTTCCTGATTATATATAATATCTTTTGCTAATCTAAAAAGTTGAGGATTGGATTTTAAATCTTTTTCTCTATTTTTTAATAATTGATTTGTTGTAGTAAGTGCTGTAGAGTGATGTGGAATCATTCTTTTTAACCAATCTTCTTCGGTTATAAATAATTGTTCTCTTAATACAAAAAATACAATTATAGTAGACAACAAAGTACCAAACAAAAATAGTCTTGAATTAAAATGTCCCATTGATAAATAATGAACTATTTCATGAGCCCAAATCATATTTGAAGCCATCAGACATCCACCATAAAATAAAGTTTTAGAATTATATAAGTGGTCTATATTATAAGCAAGCATACTCATAGGATTAAATAACATACCTGTCAATACCATAACAACAAACATAATAAATTGATGGTTATAGTTTATTTTCATATATATATATATATAAGAGTAATAAATAAATTGAATTAAATATAACTTTTTTAATTCAATTAGAATAATGACTAGTAATAACCAACAAATACAGTATTTATATGATAAAATAAAAGAATACCAGGGAAAAAATATTTCAATGGATAATTTGACGGATAAAGAAATAAAGAATACCTTTTATTTTTTAGAAAACCAATCAAATTTTATACAAAATATATTGGGTATTGAATATGTTTTTAAAACAAATGCTAATAATTATAAAGATCCATTAAAATGTATTGATAAAAATATCATAATAAACATGAGTTGGGGAGAACCTAGCTATTTTATAGCGTTTATAGATGATAATATATTAATATCTATGTGTGAAACTTTTATAAAACGGATACCTATATTAAAAAATGTTTTGTTAGAAGAAAAAGGAAATGATAAACCATTAAGATTATATTATAAAACAATTTTTAGTAAAGACGATACTCTTTTATCAAATGGTCCAAAATTATATATATCAAAATTACCATTGGCTAGTTTGATATTCGATAAACCACCACAGGAGGAAGACGCGGATGGAAGGACGAGTTGGGATATATATATGAATAGGCTGGAGACTGATTGGAAAGGCTTTGGGGGAGATATATTGGAAAAATACTATATGTATAGTAATTTGGCGGAAGCTATTGTAAATAAACAATGGTATAGTTAAAATCCGGGTGCACCAGTAAATACTTCAGGTGCTTTTGGAACAATAATGCTTGTAGAAAATTGACTTAGAATAAAATTACCAACAACAACACTTAAATATACCATTAAAGTATCTCTAATTACAACTTTGATAGGTTTTTTTTCTTTTAAAATAAACCTCATTTCAATAAAACGGAATAATAGGTAAACTATTGCTATAGCTACACTAGCAACAAATATAGATTGGGTCATTTAAATTATTTTGTTAAGAAAAATAAAATAATTTAACGCAATTAAAGCAATACTTCAAAATCTAATTTTGGAGCACTGTCTTTTTTATCTAAACTATCTAGACTATCTAATTTTAAATCAATAGATTCGCCAGAATGAATTTTTAAAGGTTCTTCATCATAATCATCATCATCTTCTTCGGCTTCTTCTGCTTTTCTTTTTGCGTCATTTACAGCAGATATTTTTTCAAGTCTTTCAATGGTTTTTGGAGCGGAAACAGTAGATTCTTTATTAGTTCCCATATCTAAAACAGCATCGTTATCATTAAATGATAGTCTAGGAGGTCCAACACTTGGTTTATCTTCAATTTTCATTTTTATAGGTTCAGGGTTGTCGTTTTTAGGTTTAGTTTCTGGTTTTTTACTTGAAAAAGGTTCAACGTTCATTTTCAAAGAAACAGGACCATTTTTATTAGTTTCTTCTAGTTTTTCAGTTAATACTTTGAAAGAATCTGTAAAATCATTAGTATCCTCATCTTTTTTATCATCGTTTTTCTCTCCCAAACTAGCATGTTCATTTAATTTTTTTATTTTTGGTTCGTCTTCTTCTTCTTCTTTTTCTCTTGCCTTTTCTTCTAATTCTTCTTTTAATCTTTCACCTTCTTTTTCTGTCATATTTTTCTCAATAATTTCTTCAATAATTTCTTCATCTACGGTTTCATCAATATAAGAACGTAATATTTTTTCAACGGGTATACTATCACGAATAACAATTAAAATGCTTTCTCTACATAAAACTTCGCATTCTCTCATATTTTTTTGATATTGTAAAGGTAAAATATCTTTCTCAAATAAATAAACATTACCATATAATTTTCTAGCAAAACAGATATATACTTTGTGAATAAAATCCTTTAATTTTGGAATATCAATATCAATTTTTTTTTGTTTTTGACTTACGCGAATACTAGTTAAAACTTTCAATTGTGTAATATGTACGCACGTTAATAGGTCTTCAAGATAAGGGCATTCGGAAGCTTTAAGTATTCTTTCTGATTCTTCAGAAATAATATTAGTATTCCATTTGGGAACACGAGTTAAAAAATTTTGAAATGTCATCAAATATTTGCTGTGTTCGTCATTTTGGTCACATAAATCACAAGCCTCTTTATAAATTGATTGAATTCCTTGAATAACTAAAGGAGTTACGATATTTAATAATCGTGAACAATATTCGTTTTTTGCTTCAGAAAGAACATTGACATTATAATCATCCATTATTTAAATTGATATAATATTTTCTAAATCTATTTTTTTCCGCATAAAATAAATATATAATAAGTTTAACATCAATAATTTTTCATTTCTAAATTCTTTTCTCATTTTATCAATGTATATTAAAATATTATACTTTGTTTCTCTGTCTAAACTTTTTACTTTTTCTATATAATTAATAATGTCTAAAGAGCTAAAACCTCTCTCATATAATTTTAAAGATAATACCTGACATTTATTAATTGTGTTATAATTATTTTTAGAATTCATAAGTTTTTTAAACCATCTATTGCGATCTTTAAAAAAATCTTCTTCTACAATATTAATTTGATTGTATGTATGAAGACATATTTTTTTACCATTAATAGAAGGTAAAGGTATATATATATTACAAAATCTGGATAATATTGGTTTTAAAAGTGAATCTATATCTTCTATAATAATAAAAAATCTTGTTGTATGACTAAACTGTTCAATACATCTTCTAAGTGCTGATTGTGCATCAGTTGTTAAATTTCCAGCGTTAAATAATATTATACTTTTGAATATTGAACCGTGATGGTTATTAATATTGGTTTTGGCAAAAAATTTTAATTCGTCTCTAATAAAACGAATTCCTTTTCTTTTATGAATACTTTGTTATTATTATAAATCTTATTGATGAAAAAATTTAATAATTCGTGTTTTCCACTTCCGGATGGACCATAAAATATAATGTGGGGTATTTCTTTATTTTCTATAAAATAATTTAATTTTTTAACTATGTTTTCATGTATAGTTAATTTTTCCATTGTATAATAATTATTATTGGGTTTAAATAATAATTATTTGAATTTATTAAATATACTAGAACCTCCGCTTTTCTTTTTAGTTGATTTTTTTGACGAGGAAAGAGAAGATGAAGGTTTATGTGCTTTTAAAGCTTTTCTTATCATTTCAATCCTTTCTTGGTACATTTTCAGATGTCTTCCTTCTTTTCCAAAAAATTTGACCAGTTCATTATAATATTTTGATTGTGTTTTGGCCTTACTTCTAAAAATCATCATAACAATACTATTATTAATCCAATAGTCCATCTTATCTAATGCAGCCAAAATTTTCTTTTTCCGCGATGCATCTACTGTAACCATCAGCCTCTCATCCTCTGACTTGACGATACTTTCAAAGTACGTCAAAGCACCATCTAAATGTTTTATGCTTAGTTTTTCTTCTTTTATTTTTTTTCTTTTTTGTGCATCACTCATATTTTCAACAATTGATTGCGTTGAATTATAAATAATAACAAATATTAGAATACCAGCAATACAATATTTATATTTCATAAATAATTTATATAATTTCATTTATTATATAGATGAAGTATATTTAATTATACAGAACTATTTAGACTATGAGTATATGGATTATTTTTAAATGGAGACAACAAATCACCACTATTTCTACCACATTGTTGTGCTACTTCTCTTGTATTTTTATTACTATAAACACCCAAATTATTCATATTTGAAGCAGATTTTGGCATATTAGGCATTGGTCTAGAAGGTTTAATATTTTTATTACTATGAAGATTTACATTAATATTACCATTGTATAGGTTATGATTACCTACATTATACCTATCTACTTTTGATATCACTTGTTTATTTGGATTTAGATTAGCATTATAAGCACTATTATAAATTTTACCTTTTGCACCATAACCTTCTTTTCCTCCTGGATTACCATAGAAAGAACAAGTAGTTGTGTCTCTTTGTCCGTAAACAGGTTGATGTTCGTTCGTGGTATGACCTAAATTATAAGCACGTCCTCCGTGTTTAATAAATTTAGTGTTTTCTGTTTGTTCTCTAATTGTATGAACAGGTGTATCACTAGGATTAAATATACGTTGTTGTTGTCCTGTAGCATTGGCATTACCAGAAGGTCTCATATTTCCAATTACATTTTGTTTTTTAGTTGGTCGTAAAATATCTAATATAGGTGTCATCATAGCATATACTCCTCTAGCTACTCCATTTAAGTGTTTATTTTCACTGGTAAGCATTCTTGAATTAGTAACTTGAGTAAAACCTTCTTTACCATAGTCTGTTGTAGTAACATCTTGACCGTTGGGTCTTGTGACTCCTCCTAAATATTTGTCTGGACCATCAAATTGTGGTTTATCAGAAGCTTCAACGTGCCCTCGTTGTCTAATACCATTATTTTCAGCAGTTGCTATACCAGTAAATTCTTTACTTGTTGTTTGTCTATTTTCATCCTTTAATATATGGTCCGACCTTGCGGTTTGAGCTTTTTCAATTCCAGTTGTAGTCAACCATCTATCAGCACTTTGAATATAATATGTATCTGGTCTATTTTTTTCTTGTTTTCCAATTATACCTCTAGGTCCTCTTCTACCCACGTGTCCTCCTAACATTTGAGATTTAAAGGACATCTTAGGATTATTAGCTGCTCTTAATTGATCTACTGTTTTAGGTCCCCATATTTCTCTCCCATCCATACTAGAATTAAATCCACCTGAACCTTTTGATTCATATCCTTTATTTATTCCTGGTCCTACTCTTATTTCATCCCACGGTTTTACATTATTCATTTTACTCGTTACATTATTTCTCATTCTTTCTTGCATATAATCAGTTGTTGATGGCATACCATGCGTCCAGTTCATATCTTTTCTAGGTTTAAACATCGGTGCTTGTGATTGTTTTTCTATTATTTGACTACCTGCCCCTGTATATGAATCTAATAAACCTTCATGTCCTACTGTAGATTGTGTTACTGATGAACCAAAATATGGAACCATATTATTATGTTGTAATTCACCCGGTCTCATTTTATTACCTGATAAAGATACAAAATCTTTTCCTGAATTTTCTGCTTTTACATTTGAAGTTGGATTATAAGGTTTAAAATCAGTATCTTGATTAGCACCCCTATATGTGTGTATTTCTCTTTTGACTGCGTTTTTATCTAAAACAGGATAATTTTTAACCATCGGATTTGTATTTGGCAATTGACTTGATGTATTTCTTACTGTAAAATTTTCTTCTTTGTTTTGATTTGAAATAATATACATTGCTCCCATTGCCATTAACGGTATTGCTACTTCAGCCATTATATAATATAATGTAATATATTTTATTAACTTTATAAACAAAATATATTACAAACAAGGTAATTTTGGTACAAAACTATCTCTTTCTAAAAGTCTAGTATTAAGATTGTTTTCAAAATGCTTGCATACGTTTTCTTGTGGATTTAAATGTAAAGGTTGAACCAATGTTTGTTCTAAAGCTCTATAGTTTCTCGCTGGATGTGTTGCTCTTGTCTGATCTGTACCTAAACTTTTACAATTTTGATAGTTTATTTTTGTTGTTGTTATATTTTTTTTCATAGGATACATATCATGAGTGCAATATTTTGCTATCATTCTTCCTCTGCCGCTTAAATCACTATCAATATCTATTGGATGTCCTCCAACAACATTCATATTGTTTGCGGCAAAAGTGCCTAATCTTATTTGTGGGTCTTCCATATAACAACTGTTATTACCTGGACCTGGAACATTTAAATAATATCTACCTGATCCAGTTGCTTGTTTCAACCGTTGCCTTGTTCTTGCTTCATCATAATTAAATCTAGTAAAAGACATATATAATTATATAACATTATATATTTCTTAAATTAATTCAATACTTTTTTACCATTTAATGCTTGAACTGCTGCTGATAATGTAGCTACACTATTAGACAAATTATTTAATGCTGTAATCAAATTATTTATATCCACCCCGGCTTCACCAGATGATAAATTAGAAGTAGTATGATCAACAGCAGTGTATGCTGTTGCATAATTTACTGTTGCGTGTAAATTACCACCTAATTCTATACCAGCATCTGCTATAATTTTTGATGTAAACTTTTTAATACCACTTATTAATTGTTGTGTTTCTCCTGTTGGATCACCCTTTATAACTACATCATTTTCTAATGTGGTTGCTCGTTGTTTTAGAGATGATATCTCCGTAGCTAAATTTAGGTTTCCTCGTGAAGTTGTATTGTCTGATATAGCTGTTCTTTCTGCTGTTGTTATGATAGCCCCTGAACCAGCATCTGTTACATCTGATAGACCTGTTGCGGATATTGATATATTAACCGATCCATCAAAACTAACACCTGCTATTGTTCTTGCTGTTTTTAATGTTGTTGCTGTGCTTGCATTTCCAGTTAATTCTGCTCCAGCCCCCGTTGGTATTATAATACCATTATCAAATGTTTTTACACCTGTTATACTTTGTGCATCAGCAATTTTCACATGCGTTGTATCTATATTTGTTAGTTTGGTTCTTTCTGCTGCTGTTATGATAGCCCCTGAACCAGCACTTGTTACATCTGATAATTTATCTGCCGATAATGTGATTGCTTGAGTTCCATCAAAAGCAACACCACATATTGATATATTTGCTGTTCCTAATGCTGTTGCTGTATCAGCATTTCCTTGTAAATTTCCTTGTATTACTTTATTATTATTTGTTGGAACTATTATACCACTTGTGAATGTTTTTACACCATTAACAGATTGTGCGGCATTCCCTGTTAATTTTAATGAATTTGAATCTAATGTACCTATTTGGGTTGTATGTGTATTTAATGTTGATGTATGTCCGTTAATAGATGTTAAATTTGTTTGTATATCAGTTTCATTTTGTGTAATTTTTCCTCTTTCTGTTGTTGTTATGATAGCTCCGGAACCTTTATCGGTTATATCTGCTATATCTGCAGCATTTATTGTTACATTTTGTGTTCCATTAAAATTTTTTCCTGCTATTGTTACTGTTGCTGCTAATTCTGTTGCTTTGCTACAAAGTCCTGTTAATTGTTTTCCAGCAGGTATTTCAATACCATTATTTGCTGTTAATTTACCAGCCATTGCATGAGCACCTGTTGTTAAAACAGCACCATTGTTTAATAATGATGTACTTGTAATAGCATCAGAAACAGTTGTTGCTATATTTGTTAGTTGATTTCTTTCTGCTGATGTTATTGTTGCTACATTACTATATGTTATACCCAAATCTCCTGCCACCAATGTTATATCACCTTGTCCGTAATATGCTTTACCACATATTTTAGTTTGTGTAGCAAAACCGGTTGCTGTATCAGCATTTCCTGTTAAATTTCCTGTTACATTACCTGTTAATCCACCGTTTGCTTTTAATTCGTGGTCGAATGTTTTAACACCCGTTATACTTTCAGCTACATTTCCATCTTTTGCCATTTTTGTATTTGCTAAATTTGTTATAGTTGTTGCAAAATTAGGATTATTATTCAAAGCTGTACTTATTTCTGTTATAGAATCTAATATATCACCATTATCATCTAATAAATCATCTAATCTTGTCACCGCATTATTATAAGCTGTTCTTTCTGCTGCTGTTATGATAGCCCCTGAACCAGCATTTGTTATTCCTGTTAAATCTGTTGCACCTAATGTAATAGCAGCGCCACCTGTAAATAAATGTCCGTTTATATTTGCTCCTGGTGTTAATACTGTTGCGGTGCTACAAAGTCCGGTTAATTGTTTTCCAGCAGGTATTTCAATACCGTCTACAAATTTCTTTACACCTGTTACATCTTGTTGTTCCGATTGGTCGATCATTAAAGCTCCCGCCGCTTTTACATTTGAACGTTTTCTTGCTTCTACAGTTGATAGTGATTCAATTTGCCCTATTCTTGCTCGTTCATTAGTTGTTATTGTAGCTTCATCATTATATACAATTCCCAAATCACCTGCTGTTAATATTATATTTCCTTGTCCGTAATATGCTTTACCATTTATTGTAGTTTGAGTAGCGAAACCGGTTGCTGTAGCGGCATTACCAGTTAAACTACCAACGATTGGTGATGTAAATGATTTTACACCATCTATACTAACATTATCTGATTTATCTATTTTATTTGCTATTGCGTTCAATATTGTTGTTGAAAAATTAGAATCATTATTCAAAGAATTTGATATATCTGTAATTAAAGCCAATGTGCTTGTATCGGCATTTACTAATGCTGCTATAGCATTTGTATTTGTGGTTATATTTGTTGTATTAGTATCTGCTTGCGGACGAACTATATTCATACTAGCATCTAAATGCGCTACTGTTGCTGCCAATGGTAAACCAACCCAACTTGTATTTCCATTACCATCTGTTTTTAAAAATTGACCGTCAGTTCCATCAACATTAGTATATGTCACAGCGCCTGCTGTATATTTTCCATCTGTTTTTACATGTGTCACGGTGGAATTTCCTAATTTAACCGTATTTGAAGTAGTTACTTTTGCGTTATATCCAATAGCAGTAGCATTATTTAAATTTGTATAAGTTGCTGTAACATCTGATTTTGTTCCTATAAATGTATTATTTATTCCAGAAAGTATATTTTGAGCTGATTGATAACCTATCGCAACATTTCCATTGGCATTTACGTGCTGTAAAGCATAATTTCCAATAGCTACACAATTTTCTTTATTAGTAGTTGTTTTTAATGTATTTATACCTATACCGGTGTTATTTTTCCCAAGATTTATAGTAGATAAAGATAAATGTCCTATTCCGATATTATTTGTAGCTGCTGCTAATGTTCCCGTTGTTGTTGTTCCTATTAGTAAACTATTTGAAAATTCCACATTATTTCTTCCAGTTTTTACATCTAATAATTCATCAAGATGTGTTGCTGCTACAGTATCTATGGTTCCTGTATTTGATAATGTTATTTTAGAACCGGCTGTTAAAGATGTTTGTTTTTGAGCTAATGCTTGTGTTAATCCCGTAATAGTCGCAATAGTTAAACTTTCATTTACAAGTAATGGTTGTTTTCCGTCCAATAATCCTTGTAATCCTTGAACGTGTGAAACTAATAAATCATCTGGACCTACTGTTGGTTGTTTTCCTGCCAATGATGCAACTAAATTAAATACTTTAGATTGTGGCAAAGAATTGTCTAATATAACATCTTGTTTTGCAGCCAATGAAGTTTCTAAATTAGCTATTTTTACCATTGATAAACCTCCGTCAGGAATAACATCTTGTTTATTTGTTAATGCCAATATTAATCCGTTTACATTTGCTTGTGGTAATCCATTCACACCTATAGTTGCTTGTTTAGCATTTAATGCGGTTGTTAATCCTTGAATTTTTGACATTGCTAATGATTCATTAGTTATTAATGGTTCTTTTGTATTTATTAATGTTAAATTGCTTGAAATATTTGTCGCATTTGTAGCTATATCGGTATCATTTGACCCTTTTTCATTTTGTAAAGTAGCGACACTTGTGTCTAATTGTGATAATTTAGTGATTACAGACGAACCTATTCCATTTGGATCTCCAATTGTATCTGCCAATTCTTTAATTGTGTCTAATACACCAACAGCACCTGTTCCATTCATTAACATATCTAATGTATTTGTATTTGTTGTTATATTGGTAGTGTTGTTAGTTATATTAGTAGCGTTATTAGTTATATTTGTTGTGTTTGTCGCAATATTATTGATATTTGTATTGATTTTTGCCAAATTAGAATTTGTTTTTGGTTCTATAATTGCATCAACGCGAGCCATACTAGCATCTAATATTGCTATTTTATTTGTATGTGATGTTGACAAGTTAGTTAATGTTGTAATATTTCCAGCATTAGTATTTCCAGTATTTAAATTGGTATTAATCAAATTAGTATGTGTGATTAATGACCCTTCTGCTGTATTCATTCTTACTGTTAAAGCATTTATATCAGAATCATTCGATGTTATATTTAATGTATTTGTATTTATATTTACATTACTATTATTTATAGCTGTAGTGTTCCCGCTTGCGGTTGTTTGTAATGCGGCTATATCTGTATCATTTGACAAAATTCTAGCTAAATTTCCACATATATCTGTTATCCGTTGAGTATTTTGTGAAAATATTGTATTAAAACTTAAATCAGTCTTAGCTAATGTTTGAACGTTTAAATTAATATTATTCGCATTTGTGGTTATATTTGTGGCATTATTAATAATATTATTTGAGTTGTCAGTTATTTGGGTTACGTGTTGACTATTAAGTAGCTGTAAAGTAGTTGTTGCAGCTTGAACGGATGCTACGGTTGTTGTATTTACAGTAACTTGATTATCTATTAATTGTATTTGGTTTCCTTGTGTAATTTGATTATTTTGAACTGTTTGATCTAGTTGGGTAATTTGATTTGTATGTGTAAGTTGTTGTTGGTGAAGCATATTAACCGATACATCTGTTATATTTTTGCCTCCTTGTAAAAATAATAATTGAGAATCATGATTTGTTAATTTATTAACTACATTTCCTGCGATATTATCAGGATCTCCCAAAGCGTCTGCTATTTCTTTTAATGTATCCAGTGTTTCTGGAGCTTGTCCTATAATTTCATTTTTTACTTGCTGTGCTGTTGTATCAATTTTTGTATCTAATAGAACAAGATTATCACAAATATCGATAATTCTTAAATAATTTTTACATATATCCGTTCCAAAGAAATGTTGTGTTCCACTCCAATAACCTCTGCCATCTGGAGCACCAGTAGTGTTCCAAATTAGCATATCACCTTCAGAAAGAACGGCATGTTGTGGAAAATCAATAATATCATCACTTCTTATTCCCATACCGGATTTGGTAACTCTATCGCGTTCGTGTTTTGATAAGTATAAAGACATATATAGTTTATTTATAAAATAATTTATATATGTTAATCTTCTAAATTGTTAAAATTA